TCCCGCGCGATGGACCGCTGCACCGGATGTCGCCGGCTGGACAAGATGCAGGTGGAGCTTTGGTCGCCCCCCGCCGTAACTGTCATCCCTGGGGGGTTCTGGCATGCGGGGCGGTGTCGAGTGTGCGCCGCGACATGTCGGTGGCGGAGTACCGCGGGAGGTACCTGCAAGCCGCCTGACCCCGAAACGGGTGCGGGTCTAGATCCCGAAACGGGAGGCGAATCATGGCCGGTCGTGGCCCTGCACCTAAAGACCCTTCGCGTAGGGCGCGCACGAATAAGGATGCGCTCACGTTGCGTGTGGTGGAGATCGTCACCGCAGACAAGCCGGATCTTCCGGAGTTTGATGTCGAAGTCAAGGTAGACGGCGATCTGGTCATGGTCCCGTTCGAGTGGCCGGCGACGACCCGCGATTGGTGGGCGATGCTCGAGGCTCACCCGTTGAAGGGCGAGTTCACCGAGCTCGACTGGTCGTATCTGCTGGATACGGCCCGGTTGCACGCGTCGTTTTGGCGGGGCAATACGTCGATCGCGTCTGAACTGCGTCTCCGTGAGGCGAAGTACGGGTTCACTCCCGAGGATCGTGCACGTCTGCGCATTCAGTTCGCTCAGGCGGCTGAGGCTGAGGTTGATGCGACTCGGAAGGTGGAGTCGGCCCGTGATCGCATGCGGAACATCCGGCCTGCCTGATGCCTTGGGTTCCCCTGTCGGATGATGATTTCCCGACGCTTGGGTGGCTTGTCGCGGATCAGATGACGGAATATCTGGGTCGACCGGACGCTGGCGATGACGACCAGGATGCTGCGTTTGTTCCGACTGTGGAGCAGCAGGAGATTCTGAACGAGCTGTACCGGCTGGACCCTGTTACTGGGCGCCGGGTGAAGCATCGTGCGGTGATTCAGCGGCCTCGTGGTTGGGGGAAGAGCCCGTTCGTCGGCGGCATCATGATTGCTGAGGCGATCTTCGATGTTGTGCCTGATGGGTGGGACTCTGAGGGTCAGCCTGTGGCGCGTCCGTGGTCGTCGATCCGTACCCCGTATGTTGCCGTCGCTGCTGTCACTGAGGAGCAGACCCGGAACACGTGGGGTCCGCTGCTCGAGATGCTTCGCAACGGTTCCGCGATCGATGAGTTCGATGTTGACCCGATGGATTCGTTTGTGGCGTTGCGCCGCGGCCGGATCGTGCCGATTACGGCGTCTCCGACGTCGATCAAGGGCTTCAAGGCTGTGGCTGCGTCGCTTGACCAGACGGAGACTTGGGTTCCCGGCAACTCGGGTGTGAAGCTCGCTCAGACGCTCCGAAATAACGCCACGAAGCTCGGCGGCGTGACCATTGAGACTCCGAACGCGTTCACCCCGGGTGAGCGGTCTGTCGCTGAGGGTTCCGCGAAGTTCTGGGAGCAGATCAAGTCCAAGAAGTTCAAGAACCTCGAGGACGTTCAGAGCCTGTACTACACGCACCGGGAAGCGCCCGCCACCACGGATGTCGGGGACCGGGATTCGCTCGTGAGCGGGCTCCGCGTGGCTTATGGTGATGCCGCCAAGGGCGGCTGTGCACTGCACGACCCGCCCTGCATGGATGGCTGGGTGGATCTGCACCGTGTGGCGGAGGATTTCTTCGATACGTCGAACGATCCGCAGGTGATGCGTGCCGACTTCCTGAACCAGATCACTCACGCGTCCGACTCGTATGTGTCTCAGCCCGATATGCGGGCGATCGTCGACACGGAGAAGGTTATTGGGCGTTCTGAGCCGGTAACGCTCGGCTTCGACGGCTCCGAGGGACGCAAGGTGGGTGTCGCGGACTCGACGGTCCTCGTTGGCTACTCAGTTGAGCAGAATCACCTCTTCGAGATTGGGTGCTGGGAACAGCCTAAGAGCTGGGACCCAACCGTCGCGGGCCCATGGCAACCGCCTGCGCTTGAGGTTGACGCCGCGGTCGACAAGGCGTTCAGGGAGTTCAACGTGGTGGGCTTCTTCGCCGATCCGTCCGCGGGCTGGGCGTCGAATGTCGCGGCATGGGAAGCGAAGTATCACCGCAGGCTCAAGGCGAAGATCACGTCAGAGCAGCCAATCCGCTACCGACAGAAGGATCTCACTAAGACGTGTGAGGGCTTCGAGTCGATGCGTCAGGCGATTGCTCAGGGCGACCTCACATTCGACGGCTCACCTTCCATGCTGGCCCACTTCCTTTCGGGCCGGCGTGATCCGCGTCGAAGCGGATATGTCGTGAAGAAGCCGGACGACGATCAGGACTATTCAAAAGTGGACCTCGTTTGGGGTTCGATGTTCGCGTTCATCGCGGGCTTGGAAGCAATCGGCAAGGGTGTTCTGCTCCGCAAGGGGTCGATGCCACGCCGGATCTATTAGGGGGTTTGCATGGCCGTTACGCCTGCTGAATGGCTCCCGGTATTGGCTAAGCGGCTCGATGACCGGCGTGCCCGGGTTGATCTGCTGATGTCGTATGTGACGGGCGATGCACCACTGCCGGAGATGAATCGTGCGACACGGGAGGCGTGGGCGAGGTTCCAGCGTGAAGCGCGGACCTCTTACGGGCTTCTCGTGGTTGAAGCGTTGACTGATCGGTTTGTTCCGAACGGCGTGCGCGTTGGCGATGACGACGTGTCCGAAGCCTCGATTGCAGCCCGCAGGATCTTCCGCGACAACCGACTGTCGGTCGTCTTCCCGGATGCTGCTCGTGTTGCTTTCACCTGCTCGGTGGGGTATCTCATCGTGGGCGAGGACGCCGGCAAGGCCGTCATCACGGCCGAGTCGCCGGAGTTCGTCACCACCGCACCCGATCCGCTCCGCCCTTGGGTCTCGCGTGCGGCTATCAAGGTGTGGCGAGACGAGGATGTGCGGTTCGACTTCGCGTTCGTCTGGGCCAACGGTATCCGACAGAAGTTCGCGCGCCCGATCAACGATCACAACCTGCGGCCGTGGAGGACTGCGGCGGATGGCACGTGGACGCCGCTGGGAACCCCAGAGCCGTATGAGGGCAATGTGCCGGTCTTCGCGCTCGACAACAAGGGCGGTGTGGGCGAGTTTGAGCCCCACCTGGACATGCTGAACGGCCTCAACCGGAGCAAGCTCAACCGGCTGACGACAGTTGCGATGCAGGCATTCAAGCAGCGCATGCTTGAGGGCGGGCTCCCTGAGACCGACGAAGCCGGCAATACGTTGAACTGGGCTCAGGTCTTCGAGCCTTCGCCCGGCGCCGTGTGGGATCTCCCCGAGGGCGTCAAGGTTAGCGAGCTCGCGGATGGAGCGCAGGGCATCATGGCGATGCTCGCGGCGGAGAAGGAAGACGTGCGCGCGTTCGCGGGCGTGACGAAGACTCCACTCCCAATGCTGATGCCTGAGAACGACTCTGCGGCAGGTGCCGAGAACCAGATGTCGGGCCTGAACTCCAAGGCGAAGGATCGCATCTCCCGCTTCAAGCCGCCCCTTGCCCTGGCGATGGTCTACGCACTCCGCATCGAGGGATTCAAGGATGTTGGCGATGTCGAGATCCTGACCGAAGAGCCCGAGCACGTAACCATCTCGGAGAAGTACGCGGCTGCGGCTCAGGCGAACGGGCTTCTCGCGATCCGCACGATTCAGCGTCAGATCCTTGGCATGTCTCAGGCGGCTATCGCTGAGGACGAGGTGAACCGCGCGGCTGAGCAGCTTTCGGCGTTCACGTTGACGGGCGGGGCGGATGCCGAGCAGCAGTGACCGCATCCTCCTCGGCTACTCGAGGGCGGTCGCTGATGTTCGGAAGCGGGTTGTCCAGTTCGCGCGTACCGCCTGGCTGGGAATGCCCGACTATCGGGATGCGGATGTGGACCGTCTTGTGCGGCTCGTCACTCCGGTTGTGCTCGCTGGGCAGACCCGCGCGGCTTCTCTGACGGTTGCATACCTTCAGGCGCTCGCAACGGAGGCTGGTGTTGCCCTTCCTGGCGCTGTGGACGCCGCTGTGACGGCCTATCGGGGCGTCCCTGCGGCATCCGTGTATCGACGTCCCGCTGTGACCGTGTATACGGCCCTAGCGAACGGTGTCCCGTTCACCGAGGCGAAGCAGCAGGGGCTTACACGGCTCGTGTCGCTCGCTTCGACGGACATTCAGCAGGCGCGGAACCGGCAGGCGGCGGCATCCATCGCCGGCTCGGGGTTCACGTCCTACAGCCGTGTCCTGTCGGGCGCGGAGGATTGCGAGCTCTGCACTGTCGCCGCTGACCGGACGTACTACCGCGGTGATCTCATGCCGATTCATCCCGGCTGTGACTGCGGTGTGACTCCGAACGGCTTCGGGCGTGCCGCCGATCCGGTGGAGGGCGCCCGTGAAACCGCCGTGCATGAGCACGGCGAGTACGGCCCCACGTTGACGTGGGCTGGCGAACACTTCACCGGCCCCGACGACTTCTAACACTTCCCACTTCTGTGGGTTGGCCCTGCCTAATGGCGGGGCTTTTTCCATACCCGAAACGGGGATCTGCACCATGACTGAACCAATCGAACCCACGCCGGCACCGCCCGCAGTCGAACCGACTCCTGCACCGCTGGCAGATGCACCGATCACGCTCCCGGACGATCACCCCCTGGTGAAGACGCTGGCGGCTCAGAAGGAATCGCTCAAGGAACTTCGCGAGAAGGCCAAGCGTCTGGATGAGATCGAAGAGGCGAACAAGACCGAACTACAGAAGGCGCTTGACCGAGCGGAAGCTGCCGAAAAGGCCGCGTCATCCGCAGAGTCAGCCCGACTGCGTGCATCCATAGCCGCGAAGCATGGCGTCCCCGAGGCGCTTCTCACCGGGTCAACCGAAGAAGCACTCGAGCAGGCCGCTACCGCGCTTCTCGCGTTCAAGGGAACCCAGCCCACCGCACCGTCCCCGGACGGTCAGGGGAACGTCGGCGTCCCGATCACAGGTCAGTCGAAGCAGATCACGTCAGTCGACGAACTCAAGAAACTCTCGCCCGAAGAAGTCAACGCAGCCCGCCGCGCTGGCCGGCTGGATCAGCTTCTCGGCAAATCCTGAAAGGCGTGACTCATGGCTATTTCCAACTTCCTTGAGACTGCATGGTCCGCGGCTCTCCTCGAGCCGTTCAAGTCCTCGCAGTACATCATCCCCGCGGTCAACCACCAGTACGAAGGTGAACTGACCTCGGGCAACACGGTCAACGTGACCGCGATCACGACCCCGTCGATTCAGAACTACGCGACCTCGCGCACTCTGACGATCGATGCGCTGTCGGACACCCGCGTCCAGCTTGTCATCAACAAGGAAGACGCGATCTCGTTCAAGGTCGATGACGTTGATCGGGTTCAGTCGGCTGGTTCGTTCGAGCCGGTCACCCGTGACGCAGGTAAGGCTCTCGCGGAGAACGCAGAGCTCAACCTGCTCACCGACCTCAAGACGAACGGCACCTCGGCCGGCACGGGCGCGATCACCACGGCTGCGCTTGCGTACGCCGCGGTCGTCTCGATCCGTACAGCTCTCGTCAAGGCGAAGGTTCCCTCGTCCGACCGCATCCTCGCGGTTTCGCCCGAGTTCGCGGCGCTGCTCCTGTCGGAGTCGTCGAAGCTCACCACGGCGGACATCGCCGGTGACGGTGAACTGCGTAACGGTGTCATCGGCAAGCTCCTCGGCTTCACGGTCGTTGAGCACCCGCTGCTCACCCACACGTCGCTGCGTCCCTGCGCGGTCGGCTTCCACGCCCCCTCGGTGGCATACGTCGGTCAGATCGACAGGGTCGAGGCCGGTCGCATGGAGCTCGCCTTCGCGGACTACGTGCGTGCGCTGAACATCTACGGCACGAAGGTTCTTCGCGCCACCGCCGTTCAGACGTACCTGCCCGCTTCCTAAGCAGGCTCCGGGGTGGCGGTCTCACGAGGACCGTCACCCCTTCCCCTGCCCGTTACAACTCTCGGAGGCGCGTCATGGCAGTTGTGAAACTGGCATCACAGGATGATGTCGAGGCCAGCTTTGGTCGTAGTTTGACCTCCGCTGAGGCTGGTCGGGTCGATGCGATCCTCGACAAGCTGTCGGAACTGTTCAGGCGTGAGTCTGGTCAGCGGTTCACGGTGGGTTCGTCAACGGTGCGGCTGAAGGTGAACGGCGGCAGGGTGTATCTGCCGCAGTCGCCGCTCGTGGAGGTTGTGTCGGTCGTTGATGATGACGCCGTGGCGGTGGAGTACACCGCTGCGGGTTCGTGGCTGACGGTCGACATGGCCTCGAATGAGTTCGTCACTGTGGAGTACGAGCACGGCAGTGCTAAGGCGCCTGATCTTGTGCGTCTGGCGGTCGCTGATGCGGCTCGTCAGGTGCTGTCCGTCGATCCTGTCGCGGCGACTGGGGTGTCTCAGCGTGGGGTGACGACGGGTCCGTTCTCGGACCAGTACACCTATGCGGGGTGGGCGCAGGGTGGTTCTGCTCGGCTTTCACCGGATGATGTTGCTCTTGCTCGCTCTTACCGGGTGAAGGTTCCGACCGTTTGGGTGCAGTCGCCGTGAGGGCGGTCTCGGAGTACGTGGACCATGCGGCGTTCGAGGCGGGTTCTGTGGACTCGCACGGCAACCCGGTGGAGGCGTGGGCTACTGCGACTTCGGTGGGTGTGTATGCGTTCGATCCGGGGGCGACTTCGGAGCCGCGTGAACCGGGACGCGATCGGGTGGACACGTCCCCGACTGTCTACCTTCCGTCGACTGTCGTGTTCGGCGCGCGTGACCGGGTGACCGCTCGAGGCGTGCTCTACGAGGTGGAAGGCGTCACACGTCAGTTCGTACACCCCACGGATGCCGACCGTGCCGCGAACGTGGCGACACTGCGGGCGGTGATCGGGTGAACGTCAAGTGGAAGTTCCACATCATCAAGGGCTACTGGGAGTTCCAGCGTCAGGCCGCTGTTGGTGAGGCACTGCTGGCCCGTGGTGAGGCTATCGCCGCCGCTGCGGGGGATGGTGTGGAGGCGGAACTTACACCGCGTCAGGCGGGACGTCGTGGCACTCCGGTTGTCCGGGTTCGGACGGTCACGAACGAGGCGCGTGAAGCCGAGGCGCAGTCGCGCACGCTCACACGAGCTCTGGATGCGGGGCGGCAGTAATGGAAGCGATCAAGTTCCCCGACGTCGAGGCTCTGCTTGTCACGTACCTGAATGGGTTGCTGGCGGAGCCAGTGTCCACGAAGGTTCCCTCTCCTCGTCCCGCAACATTCGTTCGCATCATCCGCACGGGCGGGTTCACCACAGGACTCGTCACCGATGAAGCGCTCATCGCGTTCGAGGCGTGGGCGGCAACAGAGCCGGCCGCGCAGGATCTCGCGCAGCGTGTGCGCGCATACCTCCGCGCGGTCGATGTTGTCGACGGCGTCCAGTTCTACGGGCCAATCAATCCGACTGGCCCGGTCAATCTTCCTGACCCTGCTACCCAGCAGGCCAGGTACACGGGCCTCGTGTCCGTGGGGGTTCGGGGATCAGCCATCTGACCTTCCCGAAAAGGTGACGGCGAATCATCCAATAGGGAGTTGCAATGCCTACTGCTGCAAATGTGCGCGTTGGCAAGCCGAAGTCTACGGGTGGCGTGTACGCGGGTGCGCTTGCGACTGCTGCCCCGACCGACGCCGCCACCGCGCTTGCTGTCGGTTTCGCTTCGCTTGGTTACGTCTCGGAAGAGGGCGTGACCCAGACGAAGGGAATCGAAACGGAAACGATGGTCGCCTGGGGCGGTGACGAAGTGCGGGTGATGAAGACTTCCGACGCGCTCTCGTATGCGCTGACGCTCATCGAAACGTCCCCCGCTGTTCTCGCCGAATACTTCGGCGCCGACAACGTGGCGACGGTCGGGGATGTCACGACGGTCTCCGTCAACGGCACCGAACTGCCGCGACGGTCCTACGTCTTCGAGCTTCTGGACGGGGACTCCGCGATCCGCGTGTACCTTCCGGTGGCGCAGATCACGAACACCGACGACATCACGTTCGTGGACGGCGAGCCCATCGGGTTCCCCATCACCATTTCGGCCTACCCCGACGAGGCCGGCAACAAGGCGTACTGGTTCCTCGAGGACGTGGGCGCCTAACCAAAGACATGGGGTGGGTGGAGAACTTCGCCGTCACGCCACCCACCCCAGCAGTACCTCAGGTGACGGCAGAAAAGGTGACGGCTAATGGTGTATCAGGTTCCCCCTTCGAATGCGTCGAAGGATCAGAACAAGTTCAAGTTCGAGGTTGATGGCGTGGAGCACGTCATCCCCAAGCTGAAGTTCCTCCCCGTGGGGACCGCGGAGAAGCTGGCCGACCCGGAGGTTTCGGAGTCGGTGAAGATGCTGCTCCCGTTCCCCGAGGGTCCGGTGCGGGACGCGGTTCGCACTCTTGACAGCGAGCAGTTCCAGGGGCTCGTCCAGGCGTACCGCGACGATTCCGGCATCAGCGTGGGGGAATCCTCGGCCTCCTAGAGTTCGTTCGCGAGTTCGAGGAGGCCGTTGAGTTTCATCTGATCGTCCTCGGGTTGCGGCTGGAATGGCTCGGCTCTGAGGCGCTGTCATGGCGTGATCTGTTGCTCATCGCGAAGTTCGCAGACCCGACGTCGGTCCTGTTTCGTGCCGTTCATGGGCATGTGTGGACCGACACGGAACAACTGTTGGCGATCGTGGCGGATAGCGTGCGCGCGGCGAACTGGCAGCGTGCGGGCGGCAAGGGCGGGAAGCCTAAGCCACTGCCTCGCCCGAAGCCGAAGACGCAGGCGCGCAAGTTGAGCCCCGATGAGATCCGCGACCTCGGGCGCGGCGTGGCACGTACCGGATCAATGGGTACGGCCCGCGATATGTCCGATGTGAAGTCTTGGTTGGAGGCTAAGAATGGCCGCAGGCGTTGAGCTCGCAACAGCGTATTTCAGCCTCGTCCCTTCGATGGACGGGGTGGCTGGCGCTACGAAGCAGGGCTTCGGTGACAGTCAGATCGACAAGACTGCCGAGGAAGCCGGTAAGCGCACGGGTGGGCGGTTCACTGCGGGCGCTCGGGTGGCGATCACTGCGGGCGCGGCTGTGCTGTCGGCTGGCATCGTCAAGGTGTTTCAGACGGGCATGGATGAGTTGAAGTTCGGTGAGCAGATCAGTGCTCAGACGGATCAGCTCATTGCTAACACGGGTGCGGCGTTTTCTACGTCGTGGGTGGAGGATTACACGCTTGCGCTGTCGCAGGTGTCTGGCATCTCGGAAGAGGCGTTGCAGGAGGCGGGCAACAGCGTTCTCAAGTTTGGGGATGTGAGCCAGGGGAACTTTGAGCGTGCCGTGGACGCGATCAACAACATGGGTGCGGCTGGCAAGGATGTGAAGGGTGTTGGTGAGGCGCTGGGTAAGGCTCTCGCTGAGCCGGCCGAAGCTGCGGGGCTCCTGAAGCGTGCCGGCGTGATCCTCGACGACGAGCAGCAGAAACTTATCGACAGTTTCACTGCGGTTGGGGACAAGGCCGGCGCCCAGGCGGTGATTCTCGATTCGCTCGAGGGCACGTATGGCGGGATGGCTGAGGCGACCGGCGCAACGCTGACGGGCAATCTCAACAAGCTTGGTAACGCGTGGGAGAACACGGCTGCGGTCGCTGTGGAAGCTCTCATGCCCGCGATCATGGGCATTGTTGAAGCGCTGTCTGGGGTGTTCACCTGGATTCAGCAGAACGAGGGCGTGATGCCGATCATCGTCGCCGCTGTCGGTTTGCTTGCTGCAGCGTTCGTGGGACTGACTGTCGCAACGTGGGCGATGAATACGGCGTTGCTCGCGAACCCGATCACGTGGGTTGTTCTCGCGATAGTTGCGCTCATCGCAGCGATCGTGGCTCTGGTCATGAACTGGGACACGGTGGTGAAGTTCGTGTCCGACATTTGGGGCGGGTTTCTCGAGTGGGCTACCACGGTCACGGAGGGGTTCGTCTCCTGGTGGAACGACGTTTGGGAGGGCTTCGGGTCGTTCCTGGCGGATATCTGGCGGAACATCGTCGTGGGCATCGAGACGGCGCTTGGTTTCGTGAGCGCAATCATCGGCAAGGTGCTGGGCACGATCACCGGGGTGTGGGAGTCGATGTGGCAGGGGATGGTTGATTTCCTCAGCACTGTGTTCGCCGGGATTGTCGGGGTGGCGAAGGCTCCTATCAACGGGATCATTGCGCTCATCAACGGCGCAATCGAGGCGCTGAATCAGCTCAGTGTGACGATTCCTGACTGGGTGCCTGTCATCGGCGGTCAGACGTGGGGGTTGAACCTTCCGAAGATCCCGATGCTCGCTGAGGGTGGCACGATCCTGCGTTCCGGTTCGGTGATCGTCGGTGAGAACGGACCCGAGCTCCTACGGCTTCCCCGTGGCGCTTCGGTCGACCCGGACATCAGCGGCGCGGGCGCGGGTACGGGCATCGAGATCACGCAGCACATCTACCCCGCCGAGGGTATGAGTGAGCAGCAGGTTGGTCGCATCTCCGCGGAGAAGATCGCGTTTGCCATGAGGGGGAACTGATGCGCGCAACCTTGGACGGGCTTGAGTTCGTCTTTGCGGGCTCCGGGGACGCCACATACATCCTCGACTCTAACGACGGCCTCAAGGGCTGGTTCGAGGGTGTGGAGATGCGTCACGAAGTCGTCGAGCGGCCCACTGGGCACGGCGATTTCGACGCGCCCGCGTTCCTTGGCTCGCGGCTCATCACGCTCAACGGGTGGATTCTCACTGATTCCGACGACGCGGCGTATGAGGTCGCGATGAAGGGTCTTGAGGATCTGCTTGCCGATGGGAGCATGTCGGAGTTCGCGGTGGAGCAGGCGACGGGCACGTACACGTGCCAGGTTCGCCGGCACGGTTCCCCTGAGCTTGACATGGTTGTGTACGGGCGTAGCGCCCGGTTCCAGTTGCAGTTGTGGGCGCCGGATCCGACGAAGGTGTTGCTCCCGTGACGTGGGTGAATAAGGTCTACTACACGCATGACGGTGCGTATGCGGGGACGCTTCCGTGCAGCGATGCCAGTTGGCAGACGCGGATCACTGGGCAGGGTTCCGCGGACCATACGGTGCGTGCGTTCGGGTCGGGTCTGTCTCAGGCGGATCTGGAAGAGCTGACGCTCGGGAATCGGTACACGATCACTCAGGAGTGGGCGGCTACCGATTACGTGGCGTATGCGGGTGTTATCCAGCGGGATGTGTGGGACGACAAGTCTCGGACTGTGAGCCTCTCGAGCACTGAGCTGCGCGGGGCGTATTTCAACGACCGGATGATGTGGCCGGTGTCCGCTTACAACCCGACAGCTTCGGTGCTTACGGTGACGAGCAAGTCACGGTCGGGTGCCGTGCGTGCCATCTTCGACCCGCTGTTCGCGATCGCTTACCTGCCGATTGACCGTCCTGCTGACGGGTCGGGCGGGTTCTCTGCTGACTGGAAGTTCAACGAGCGGTTGAAGATTGAGGACCATCTTCAGCAGGTTGAGGACGATGGTTGCGAGGTGTTCCTGCGCCCGTATCTGACTGGCGGGAACCTGCGGTTTGAGACGCTTGTTGGTTCTCCGGTGGTGGAGATCGGTTCAGAGACGACGTTCGATATTCGTGGGGATTCGTCTCCGGTGCTTGACTTGAAGGTCACGCGGGACGTGGTTCGGCAGATGACTGGTGTTGCCGCGTTCAGTGGTGGTGGGAAGTCTGCGATTTCGGCGGCTGCGTTCGCGGGTGGTATTGAGGGTCCTGCCGCGATCAGTGTCCGGGATACGTGGGTTGACTTCGCTGATGTGACTGATCCTGACCGTTTGCAGGCTGCGGCGGATCACACTTTCGCGGCCCTGCAATTCCCGACGTCGGCGTGGTCGTTTGGGTTGAACATCTTCCCGGATGGTCCGGAGTTTGCTGCACCGGGGAGTTTGCTTGGGGCGACGGTCGCGTCTGGGCACGAGCGGTTGTCGGCTGGCACGAAGCATCTTCGCGTGGTGGCCCTGTCGGGTTCCATGGGTATGACGGTGACTCCGGAGGTGCATGATGCCGCTTGATGATCCTTCGGACCCGTCCGCTGAGACTCGCAGGTTGAAGAAGCGTGTTGAACGGCTCGAGGCTGGCACCGCGGACGGTGGGGACAGCGACCATCCTGGGACGGGCTTCGAGTCGATCCAGATTGGTGTTGGTGCGCAGGCTGCACCGATTACGGATACGGATGCTGACGAGGCAATCGCGATCGGGGCGGCGTCGACCGCGGACGGGTTCGGCGCGTGTGCGTTCGGCGCCAGGTCTTATGCCCAGTACGAGAACGCGTCGGCGTTTGGGTGGTTGTCGTTTGCTGGGCACACGCTGTCTACGGCGATCGGTTACCGGGCGACGACGACGAAGGCGAATCAGGTTCGTCTGGGCCGGTCCACGGAAGAGGTGTCGGTCCCTGGCCGGTTGAATGTGGCCCGTCGTACACCGTCTGGTTCCGCGGACACTCAGGGCACGGTCGGTGACATCACTTCTGATGACAACTACATCTACGTGAAGACGAATGCGGGTTGGAAACGATCCGCGTTGTCCACGTTCTAGGGGAGACGTAATGGCTGAAGTGTTCATTGATTCCACCCCTTACAACGTGTATGCGGGTGATGCGTGGTCGCAGTCGTTCGAGTTCGGGGAGTACACAACTCCGGGCGATGAGGGGTCGTGGGTTGCTGAGGATCTGTCCACGCTGTCGTCGTGGTCGTCTCAGTGGCGTCCTACGGCGGAGTCGCCGGATGAGGATGCGATCGACCTGACGGTTGACGCGACCGATGCGGAGAACGGTGTCCTTGTTGTGGCTGCGAGTGCGGCGCAGACGAGGGCTATGGGTGATTCGGGTGTGTTCGACATTCAGTCGGCGGTGCCGGCGGTGCGGACTCTGATTCGTGCGAAGACGAAGTGGCGTTTGGATGTGACCCGGTGACGGTTGTTCGGGTTCCCGTCACGGAGACGGTTGTTGTTCGGGTTGCGACTGGTCAGCCAGGTACGCCGGGCGCGTCGGCGTATGACGTTGCGGTGGCGAACGGGTTCGTGGGCACCGTTGAGGAATGGCTTGAGGATCTTCAGGGTGCCGATGGTGCTGACGGCTCCCCCGGTGCCCCCGGAGCCAACGGCACGAACGGGGCTGACGGGACGAATGGCACTGACGGGACGAATGGCACCGATGGTGCTGACGGGGATTCGGCGTATCAGATCGCTGTCAACAACGGTTTCGTCGGGACCGAGGCTGCGTGGCTCGCATCTCTTCAGGGGTCGGACGGTGCGGATGGTACGAACGGAACCAATGGCACGAACGGGGCTGATGGCGCTGATGGTGTCGGGGTACCCGCTGGTGGCACGACTGGTCAGGTGCTCGCGAAGAACTCCGGCACCGATTACGACACGGAGTGGGTCGATGCTGCTGGTTCTGATCTTGCGGTTGCGGATGGTTCCGCGATGAACCCGCACACCACCCAGGGCGCCGTACGTAACAGTGCGCTTCCGAAGAACTTCTGGCAGTACACGGGCACTGAGGGTGTCGATGACCCGACGAACGCGATCTTGGGCGACGAATGGATTAGCGCATGACGTACTGGGAAGAGACGATCCCCGCCGACGCGAACCCGGGGCCACTGGTCTACACCGCGCTCGCGACGAAGCTTCTCGCACTTGGGTGGACGCTCGAGGATACGGTGGTGATCGGGGCTCGCACCCACAAGGTGCTGAAGTCGGCAGCCGCGGGGAACACGTACAACCTTGACTGGTTCCTCGACGTCTCGTACCCGACTACCGGCATCGCGACTGGGCTGATGCTGTGCCCATTCGAGGGGTACACGGCTGCGTCGGACGTTGCTCTTCGAGGACCATACGCGGCCAGCAGCACCACACTTGACCCGACGACATACTCTCGGTTCGGCGCGACCACGAGCGCGCTCGAGTCGAGTTGGGTGAACTCGTCTTTCTTCAGCTCGCTTGACACGCCGCTGTCGACTTCCGCTTTCGTCATCAACGCATCCGTGACCCGTGACCGGGTGATTCTGTTGTCCAGCACGGAGGGCACGCAGGTCTCGTACTGTGGGTTCTACACCCCAACCGCGGCGCACGTCGCGCACGCTGGAGCATCGCTGTTTCCCCTGGTCCTCGCGCGACTGTCGGGTCTTTCCGAAAGGGCGTCGAGCACCACGAACGCATCGGTAGCGGCAGCTCTGACGCGCATCCCGAAGGTATCGGCCGTGCAGTGGGGAACTCACTGCGTAGTTGGCCCAATCACGATGCGTATAAACGGTCGTATCGGCGGCTCGGCATCGGAAGTCGACAGCCAGATCACGACGTCACCTTTCTTGGTGGGCGCTGGTGGTTCCACATGGTCCTCGGCCGCGGGCGTGTCTCAGATCGGTGAGCTTGATGGTGTGCAGGGCGGGTATGCCGACGCGGCAGTTACGCGAGGTGACACGGTGGTTGTCGATGGCGTGACGCACACTCTCGCAACTCAGGTGAGCAACGGTGTGATCTTGATTGAGCAGGTATGACATGGCTGACCGTGGAACGGCAACGCTCATCCCCGCGGCGGCGTTCAACGTGGCAGCCGACTATGACCCGATCACGCGTGGGTCTGGTGGTACACCTGTGGACCCGAAGCGGTACCTGCTGACAGGCGCCGGCTGGGTGGCAATCCAGTAATCCGAGATTCGTTCAGCCTCGGCGTATCAACGGCGGCTGTATCTGCTCGTAAGGGTCATGGGCGAACATCTTGTGAACCGTAACGACAACCAGTACACTTCACGCATGGAGACCACAATGGACGTCGACACCAGCATCTTCCCCGCACGCTGGCTCCACATCGACGACTTCACCGTCTGCGACAGGCACGAGGTGTGCACCAGGGACACGTTCGTCCGCGGCGGGCGACCAGAGCACCCCGATAACCTGACCGTGTGAACCCGCGCGGCACCGTGACATCTGAAGACGCCGACCTCATCAAACAGGCACACGCCGAGAAGGTCGCAGCGGACGCGAACTGGCGTCGCGTGGTCCTCGACGTAGCCACCCGCTCGAGCGTCCGCGAAACGGCGAAAGTGGCTGGGATCTCCCCGGACACGATCACGCAGTGGAAGAAACACAACTAGACACGTAGGCCCGACGAAGCCCCCGGAACCGCATTGGTCCGGGGGTTTCGTCTTGCCCGGAGGTAGCAGATGCCGTCCTACACCAACGGATACATCCCCGAGAACCTGCTTGTCATCTTCAAACGCGGGTGGAGCAAGATCGACGGCGACTGGTACTGGGGACTTCCCCCCGCCACCTATGCGAGACACCTCGCCCTCGTCGCCCTCGCACGCAAACGCAACCCCAACGTCACGCTGACCCCCACAGCCGGATTCTCCTGCTACCGCCCCTACTGGGCGCAAGTCATCGCACAGAAAGTGTGGGGCAACGGCGCCGCAACCCCCGGCACCTCCTCCCACGGCGGGTACTGGGAGCGCCGGCAAACACTCGCGATCGACTACCACAACTGGGGTCAGGTCTACGGGTGGAATCAGGCGGCATGGTTCGCTGACGTCCGCGCGGTCGGACTCACCCCGGGAATGATTATGCGTTCCCGCGGCTACCCCGACGAACCGTGGCACGTCATCGACCTTGACCCGTGGGGTGCTGTGCCGGCCTTCGCTGGTGTCTTCACACCGTTCGTCGGCACCCAACCAATCATCGAGGAGGAGGCCGACATGCCCCTATACATTCGCAACACGGCCCGCGGCGACTACGCCGTGCAGCCGGGCGTCGTGAAGCACATCGCCAATCAGAACGTGCTCAACATCCTCATGGCGGCGAACCCTGCCGCGGTGAAGCGTGTCGACGTCACAGACGGGAACCTTGACGCCGTGCTCGGTGGCATCGGTGGGATCACACCTGCTGAGATTGCCGCTCTGCCTGCGGATGGGCTTTGGGTGTCGGGGCAGATCACGTCGAACCCGACCCTCGACTACGGAAGCTCGCGGCCGACGCAGGAAGTCGTGCTCCGCTCTATCGACGCGAAGGTTGACACGCTTCTCGGTGAGGACGCAGCGGCCGAGGTTGAGGCGCGTCTCCGTGACGAGTTTGGGGCGATCCCCGGCGCCGTCCGCGACGAGTTCAAGAAGCGTCCCCTCTCGTGACCATCGCCACCGCTGCCACAGACCCAGGGCTCTGGGAGTCGGTACCACCCGCGGTATGGGGAACGCTCGGCATCCTCGGCGCCGCACTCCTCACCGCTGCCGGTGCCGTCTTCGGCACGTGGCTGACAAACAGACGCAACGCAAAAGTCGACGCCGGCCAACTGGCACTCACCTACGCCCAAGGTTTGCGGGACGACGTGAAGAAGCTCGAAGACCGTGTGACGACGTTGGAGAACGAACGGAACGCGTACCGCTCCCACGCGCACGTCCTCCACGAGTGGGGCGGGTACGTGGAGACCTCAGACCGCCCACGCCCTATCTGGCCGGTGAACCTTCCCCGATGAGCAACCAACTTAGGAGAACCCATGTCTGACATTCCCAACGCGTCGCAGCTCGGCGTGATCGTGAAGAACGCGAAAGCCCGCGCCATCATCTACGGCACCTACGTGGTCGCCATCATCGTGGCCGGCGCCGCACAGGTCGCATACGCGTCACTCGAGCTCGGACAGCCTGACATCCTTGTTGCGGCTGTTGCGGTCCTCGCCTACCTGGGTGTCCCGGTCGGCACGCTTGCTGTCGCGAACACGAACAGCAGCGCCGCTTGATCCGGTTCACGCCCTTCAAGGGCAACTCGATCCTCCTCGCCTTCGGGTTCCTGTTCCCCTGGTTCTAAACACACACGCCCCGCATCTCACCTTCATTGGTGGGGTGCGGGGCGGTTTCGTCGTTTCAGGTGCGCCTTGTTATCGGATGCGATAACACAGTGGCGGTTTAGTGGCTGTTTTCGGAGACTACTTGTGACTCCCTACAGCTACTCGCCCGCAGAATCACGGCCAACGGTAGAGGGAAGTAGGCCCAGGTAACCGCGACTGCATACCAGACTGCTTAGCTGTCAGAGGCGAGGGATGCGGATAGTTGCAGCATCCCCTTGCGGAGCGCGGCGATGTCGGAGCGGGACTTGTAGGCGCGGGACATGGCCCTGGACGAGTGGCCGATGATGGCGGTGATCGCCGTCTCCTCGACTCCAGCCGCGTACAGCAGGTCGACGGTGGTGTGTCGGAGGTCGTGCACCCTGACGTTGCGGGCGATGCCGGCGAGCTCACGAATCTTGATCCACTGTTTCGTGATGAAGTCGGGGTCGAACGGGTGCCCGTTAGGGCGCGCGAAAACTAGCCCGTAGGGACTGGTGGGGGACTGGTCCCGGTAACGCTCCAGAATGGACGCCAGGGGGTCTACAAGGGGTACGATGCGCCACCCCGCCCGCGTCTTCGGGCGGGTGAGGTAGAGACCATCGGTGAGGTGCTGGTACTCGAAGCCGTCCGGGAGTTGTTGGCCGTCTGTGATGCGCTGCAACTGCCAGGACAGGTCGAGGACGTCGGTTACCCGATCCCATTGCAACCCGAGCACTTCACCACGTCTTGCACCGGTGAGGATGAACGTGGCCCACAGTGCGCCTTCGGAGGATTGGGAGAACACTTCGAGGAGGTCGATGGCTTCCCGGGCGGTGAGGGCGTGGAGGTCGGTGACTGCCTTCTTCGGCGCCGGCACGAGGTCGACGGGGTTGCGGGGGATGCGTCCTTCGCGTTCGGCGTCCATGAACGCTGCGGCCATCACAGAGTGCACGTTGCGTTGGTAGGTGCTCGAGAGGTCGTTGTCGCGCATGAGGGTGAACACACGCCGCACATGCTCCGGCTTCACATCCGGCAACCGCATCCGCCCAATCGCCTGCGACACCCACTTCAAGTTCGACCGGTACGACGCCGCTGTCTTCGGCCGGCGTGTGGGTGTGACTATGACCCGCATCCAGTAGTCAAGGTAGTCGTCAACCTTGAATGAGGCGGTGTGCAGGTCGCCTTGTTTCTCGAGCTGTCGGCGGAGGTCAGACAGTTTCTTTTGGAGGGCGGCTTGTGTTTTCGCGGTGACTTGTTTGCGGCGGGGTTTCCCGTCTGGTCCGGGTGGGAGTTGTATGCGTCCGATCCAGAGTCCGCGGGCCTCCGAGTAGAACAGGCCACCCTCACCCCGGGCGCGCATCACTCATCCCCACCGGCGGCGAGATACGCGCGCATCTTCTCTGCGGCCTTCTCGCGATCCTTGCTGTAGAACTCCTTGCGGATGCGGGCGGCACCGTGGCCGACGCTCAGTCGCGCCACCCAGATGCCCGTAGCGCCGCGCTGGAAGAGGCTGAAGTCGTGGTCCGCCCATCGACGCGTCTGTGCTCGCGTCATGTTCTCGGATGCGGTCACCGCTTCGAGGTGTTCGGGGTTGACGCATCGACGGTTGAAGCAGAGGTGGTCCACCTGGAACCCGTCAGGGATCGCGCCTTTGAACTCGATGTAGGAGACGCGGTGCACGTATGTCTGGTGGTTCTCGTCGCGTCGCTTCCAGAGGGTGTATCCGTTACCGCTGGGCGCTAGCTTCCATACCCAACAGGCGCCCATGCCGTCCACGACATTGCGGAGTTCAACGCGATCCAGCAGGTAGTCGCGCGGTGTCGCTGTCTTGTGTGCCGTCATGTGTGCCCCCAGTCCCCAGGTATACCTTTCCAGTGTACCCGTGGTCCCTCTATTGTGTCCAGGTGGACAACGGTAAAACCTTGATTTTTCCGCGGTTTCTAGCACCAGTCTACCGGTTTGCGTTGGTTTCCGGTACCAAAGGTCGACAGTTCGATTCTGTCCGGGGGCGCAATAGAGAG